GGACGGCATTCAACCGAAGAGCACCAAGATGAAGGACATTAACGCTGCTGTCCGCATGTCGGACACTCTTGGTAGGGCGGTAAAGGCATGAGTTCTTTCGCTACGATGGTTGAGGACACCCTCTCTGAGGCGTCCTCCTATATCCGTAACCAGGAGTCGATCACTGTCCTGACTCAGGCTGTGAATAGCAGCGCTGTTGAACTTGTTGTCGATGACGCTACCCAGATCTCTAAGGGTCTTGTCGAGATCGGTGACGAACTTGTTTACGTGAAGAGCGTGAACAAGAACGCTGGCACTGCGACGGTGCTTCCTGGCGGTCGCGGCTGGAAGGGCAGCACTGCTGTCTCGCATGGCGTGAATGAGATCATCCGCAATAACCCGACGTTCCCTCGCTCGCAGATTAAGCGTGCGCTTAACGACACGATCAACGCTGTTGATCTGCGTGCATTGAAGTCTACCGAGTTCGAGTTTGACGGAACCCGTTATGCTTACGTACTTCCGACTGACTTCGACAACATCACTGGTGTGTCGTGGAATGCTCCCGACACTACCGAGGTGTGGCCGATCATCCGCCGTTACCGCGTTGACCGCAACTACCGTACCGATGATGCGCCCACTGTTGACCGTTCAGCCATTGTGCTGAACGAGTACCCGCAGCCTGGTCGTATTGTGCGCGTGCAGTACACGGGATTCCCTACCAGCCTGACGACTGGTGACGACTTCTCTGACACTGGCCTTCCTGCTTCTTGTGAGGATGTCATTCGTCTCGGCGCTATCTGGCGCCTTCTGTCCACTGTGGATTCGGGCAAGGTTGTGGCGAACACGCCTTCCGCTGATCTGGTGGATACGCCCATTCGGCCTGGTGATTCGACCACGGTGGCTCGGTACGTGTACCAGTTGTTCACGGTCCGTCTTGCTGAAGAGAAGGCTAAGCAGGCTGACAACTTCTTCTCCGTCATAAACTACCAGAGGTAATTACATGGCTGCTATTGCACGTTACTATTCTTCGACTGCGGTCAAGACGACTCTGTCGTCGTCTATCGGTTCTTCCGATACGTCGATGACGACTGCGTCTACGTCTGGCTTCCCGACGTCTTATCCGTACACGCTGATCCTGGAAAAGGATTCAGCGAACGAGGAGATCGTTACCGTAACGGCCCTGGTGGGTACGTCGCTGACGATTACTCGTGGCGTGGATGGCACATCGGGCCGTAGCCATTCGGCTGGCATCTCGGTGGAGCATGGCGTTATTGCCCTGGACTTCACGAACTTCCGTGCGCATGAGGCTGCTGCCGCTAACGTCCACGACATTGGTGCTGGCGCTAGCGTGGTCGGCACGACCACTGCCCAGACCCTGTCGAACAAGACGCTGGGTTCTGCCCTGGCTGCTGGTGGTTACAAGATCACTGGTCTTGGTGATCCGACGAACGCTCAGGATGCGGCGACTAAGAACTGGACCGAAACCAGCATGACCAGCCAGGTGGCTCAGGCCACCACTCAGGCTACTAACGCTGCTTCGTCTGCGTCTGCTGCTTCTAGTTCAGCATCGGCTGCTAGCAGTTCTGCAAGTGCCGCTGCGTCCTCTCAGAGTGCCGCTGCGACGTCAGCGTCTAACGCTAGTACCTCTGCTAGCAACGCTTCCACTAGCGCTTCTACGGCCACGACAAAGGCTTCTGAGAGTGCCGCGTCTGCTATCCTGGCTAATGATTGGGCGACCAAGACTAGCGGGACGGTGGCAGGTGGCGAATACTCAGCGAAGTACCACGCGCAGGCGGCGGCAACTAGCGCCAGTGGTGCATCTTCTTCCGCGTCTACCGCTACGACGCAAGCGTCGAATGCTTCCACGTCGGCGACTGCTGCTGCTGCTTCTCAGGTCGCTGCCGCTGCTAGCGCTGCGGCTGCTGCGGCGTCCTACGATTCATTTGACGACAGGTACCTCGGTAGTAAGTCATCTGCCCCCACTGTCGATAACGACGGAAACGCCCTCGTAACTGGTGCGCTGTACTACCTGAACACTGGTACTGCCGATCAGATCGGCATGTATGTTTACGACGGTGCTGGTTGGGTAAAGGCTTCAGCCGCGCAGACAGTTTCCTACACCGTGTACGAGTACACCGCTACTGGTGGGCAGACCACGTTCAGTGGGAATGACCTAAACGGAGTGTCACTGGCATACACGGTGGGACTTGCTCAGGTATTCCTCAATGGCGTGATGCTCATGCCAGGAGACGACTACACGGCGAGTAACGGTACTAGCGTTGTTCTTGCGTCGGGCGCCACCGTTGGAGATTCGCTTGCTGTCCTAGCGATGGCTTCACTTAGCGTTGCTAACACTTACACTATTGCTGTTGCTGATGCAACGTTTGCCACCAAGACGGAACTTGCTGGCGCAGGTCTACCTACATTCCTTCTGATGGGAGCATAACTAATGGCAACTCAAACCTATAAGCAACTTTGCGCTGCGGCGGGAAGTGGAACGATTGGCACTGCAGCAAACCTTTACGCTGCGTCTGGTACCGCTGGAACCTCAACGATCATTTCAAGCATTGTAATTTGCAACGCATCTGGTAGCGCAGCAACTTACACTATTGCTATCAACGCGGCAAGCGCGACGTATGCCGCTGGAAGATACGTTGTGTACCAGGCGACACTACAGGCAAACGAAACAATCTCGTTAACGCTTGGCATTGTTCTTGATCCAACTAACAGGTATCTCAATGCTTCTTCTTCGTCGAGTTCCGTTAACTTCTCGGCATACGGAGTGGAGATCGCGTAATGGGAATCAGTCGACTTAGCACTAATGCTGTCATGAATGCTCCGCGTGCTGTTGTTTCTTCAACGACGGGAACAATTACTACTACTTCATACACTCTCAGTGGCGTGACTTACGATATTTATAAGTGTACTGCTGGCTCGGGAACAATCGTGTTCTCATCGCCTGGGTACATTGACTACCTATGCGTAGGCGGCGGTGGTGGTGGCGACGTTAACGGTGCTGGATATGCAGGAGGGGGTGCGGGAGGCGTAGTGCAGGGTTCCCTGTACGCGGCTGGAACTATCTCTTGGACCGTTGGTGCAAATGGCGCAAACGGATCTACCAATGGCGGCTACGGTTCTCGATCCGTTATTGGAACTAACATTGTCGCTCCTGGTGGCGGCGGCTCTCACGGTGGTCGATGGGTTGGCCCAGCGGGTGGGGGCAATAACGAGACTGGCTATGGCGCACTTATGGATCAAAGCATCAACGGCATCGGATCCACAATCCTTGACGGTTCCACTAACGTTGTTTATGGCGTAGGCGGTGGGGCAAGTTCTAGCAGCAACGGTTCTGGCGGAAACAATGGAGCGCCTGGAATTGTTGGCGTTGTTATCTTCCGTGTTCCCCGCTAAGGATTGGTTAGGAGTTTAAATGACTAGAGCGCGTGAACGTGCTAACGGTGGCGGTGGCGCTACTGGCGCCAACGGTGAGAAAGTATTTTTCGAGAACGAAGTATCTATCGATAACTCGTACACGATCTCTACTGACTTTAATGCTGTGACTGCTGGCCCTGTAACGATTGCTTCGGGTGCAACTGTGACGGTTCCTTCTGGTTCGGTTTGGGTGGTGGTGTAATGACTCTGCGTCTTAATGGTTCTACGTCTGGCTATATTGAGATTGATGCGCCTGCTGTTGCGGGTACTCGGACTCTGGTCCTGCCGACTGATTCGATCCAGCCTGGAACGGTGCTAGTAAACAAGACTGACTTCACTTCCGTCTCATCAATCTCAATCAATAACTGTTTTACCAGCACATATGACAACTATTTGATATACATCAAATCAACCTTGGCTTCTGGCAACACAAACTTAAGCCTGAGATTGCGACTCGCTGGAACAGATGCGACTACTAACTGTTCTTGGCAGAGGCTCTATGCGTCGGGTACTACTGTTGCAGGCTCAGCGGCAAGTTCACAGTCTGAATTAAATTTTGGGTGGACTTCAACAACGGTATCTTCGGCGGTTGCGACGCTGTTCAACCCAGCAGTTGCAGCGGCAAGCACATTGCAGTCGGGAACATGGGATGTCACAAATGGAATTGGCAACTACTCGGGAATCCACACCACTGCGACTGCGTATGACGGAATGACTTTGCTTGTTCCTTCATCGACGATAACTGGCACAATCCGCATCTATGGCCTTCGTAATTCATAAGGAGAAACAAATGGCTGACGTAATCGAAATCACCATCCTCGAAGATGGAACCTCAGAAACAATCGAACGTGACTTCACTCCTGAGGAACTTGCTCAGCGCGAGGCTGACGCTACCGCTGCTGCCGAGGCTGCTGCTTCTGCTGCTGCCGAGGCTGAGGTTAAGGCTGCTGCTCGTGCAGAGTTGCTGGGTCGTCTTGGTATTACGGCTGATGAGGCCGCTCTGCTGTTGGAGGGCTAGTCATGCCTTTGACTCTTAGTGGTAGCGGGGCCATTAATGGTTTGACGCTGCCTACTGATTCTTTACAGCCAGGGCTAGTCCTGGTTAATACAACCACGTTCAGCGCAGCGGCATCGGTGTCAGTAAACAACTGTTTTACTAGCGCCTACAAGAATTACAAGATTTTATGGGATCTAGATCCGACCGCAAACGTCACGACTCTGCTTCGGCTAAGGGCTTCTGGCGCGGATAACACTTCCGCTAACTACTGGTATGGAATTGCGGTAGGAAACTACGCTACTGGAGGCTCAACCACTGGGGCCAGTGGACAAACTTCCTGGCAGATTACTTCGACAGACGCTGGTACATCTCCGTCATGGGGATCAATGGATCTTATGGGTCCACAGGTGGCGGAAAACTCTGCTTACCTCGGGCTTACTGCGTACTCCCAGGCGGCGGGATCAATGTCGGGAGGGTTCTTCAACTCTGCGCAGTTTGATGGATTCACATTCTTCCCGCAGTCTGGCACTAT